GAGAGGTATATTGCGGATCAATAGTTGTGTCATCTGGAACAGATACTTCCCCAGTATTTGCAAATTAGGAGGTTAAATGACATTACCACGCAACAATACCGAGTTTAAACACAGTCTTTATCAACAAGGCGGAAGTGCGATTCAATATTATGATTCCACTATGAAAGATGGCGAAGTTGGTTCTCGCCAGCACGTTACAACGATTGATGTACTTTGTGAAGGAGAAATTGCTGGTTTTCCCTCTGCTGTAGATGCTGGACATACATTAGGCACTGATGATTACAACAGAACAGCACTTAAAGATGTATTTTTAAATGATGTACAAGTTTTACGGCAAACTGCTTCTGATACATCACCTAATGATGATGATTTTAATTTTGGAACAAATGAAACCAGACCAGCTTTTGTTGCAAAGGTAGGTAAATCAGATCAAACAAATATAAGAGGTATTGCAGAAACTGAAAGAGATAGACTTGTTGGTGTAACTGTTACAAAATCACAAGCACAAGTTGTCTCAATTACAGATACTAATACAGAGGGAGTGAGAGTTACCCTTGGTTTTCCAAGATTACAAAAAATTGAAGATGATGGAGATATAGTAGGAACGACAGTTGATTATAGTATTAAACTTGAAGATGTAAATGGTACTTTAATAAGGCAAATAATTCATGATGTATCTGTACAGACTAATTCTTCAATACAACATTTAGGTGCAACAGTAACTGGTAAAAGCACATCACCTTATTTCAAAGATCATATTATTGTTTTTCCTGTTACGGCTGATGGATTAGGGGTAAATGTTGATGCCTCTAGTTTTCCCTTAACACTGACCGTTGAAAGGGTTACTGATGACAGCACTGACGTAAAATTATCAAATGCTTTTGAATTAACATCCATAACTGAATTAGACTTTGAAACTCCTACTTACCCAAATACTGCTGTTGCTGCGTTACGTTTTGATGCTGAAATCTTCAGATCAGTTCCCAGACGTACTTACCGAATCAGGGGCCGTCTTGTCAGGATTCCGCATAATTCAACAGTTAGAGCAGATGGCTCTCTTTCATTCAGTGGTGATTTCAATGGCACACTTAAAACCACAAAAGAATGGTGTAATGACCCAGCGTGGGTGTTATATGACATTATCACTGAAAGTGAGGCAGGGTTTGGTGATTTTGTAACAGAAGATGAAGTTGATAAGTTTTCTTTTTATAGAGCTTCTGAATATAACTCAGCTTTAATTGATAATGGACAGGGTGGAACTGGACCAAGATTTAGCTGTAATATAGTTATTCAACAATCAACTGAGGCGTACACGCTTCTTAATAAGATTGCATCAATCATGAGAGCAAGTCTTTATTTTGAAGATTCTAAAATCACTCTTGCACAAGATAGACCAACAACAAGCACATATTTCTTTTCTTATTCAAATGTAAAAGAGGGTGGATTTATTTACACAGGAGCAAGTCAAAGAACAAAAGATACAGTAATAAATGTTAAATATTTTCAAAATGAGACTAGAACTTTTGAATATGAAACTGTAGAGGACACTTCTGCAAACCAATCAAAATATGGAGTTGTAGTAAGAAATATTGAAGCTATAGGCTGTAGTGACCAAGCACAAGCTAGAAGAATGGGTTTGTGGCATCTTTTTACACAAAACAATGAAACAGAAACAGTTGCTTTTACAACGGATGCCTCTGCTGGATCTTTGATAAGACCTTCACAAATTATTACTATACAAGACCCTGTTCGCAGTGGTTTTAGAAGGTCAGGAAGGATAGCAGCAGCAACAACTACACAAATTACTATTGATAATACTCAGGACTTACCAACAGAACCGATAACAGGAGATCAGCTTTCAGTAATTTTGACAGATGGCAGTTTAGAAACTAAGACAATTTCAACGATTGATGGAAATGTTATTACTGTTGATAGTGCTTACACTTCAGCACCACAAGCAAATAGCGTTTGGTTATTTGTAAGGGCAACAACAGAAACTGAAGATTTCAGAGTTTTATCTGTAGAAGAAAAAAATAATGAATATACCATTACCGCAATGTTCCATAATCCCAATAAGTACGATTTCATTGAAGATGGTGCTGCAATAACAACACCTGTCATAAAAACTTTAATTGAAATAAAACCAGCACCAAGCAACTTATCTGCACAAGAATTAATTGTTGCTTTAGGTGATAGAGCCGTTAGTAAAATTTTATTAAGTTGGTCGCCAGTTGCTGGTGTTTCACAATATTCAGTAAAACATAAACTTAACAATGGTAGTTTTCAAACTACGATTGTTCAAAGTCCAGTTTTTGAAATATTTGACAGTGAACTTGGTACATATGAATTTCAAGTTTTTAGTTATAACGCACTTTTTGAACCGAGTGTTGAGCCAACAGAGTTAACTTTTTTAGCAGAAGGAAAAACCGCAGTACCAGCAGATGTTCAAAATGTAAGAATAGAACCTTTATCAGATGAATTTTTAAGAATACGTTTTGACAAATCAACAGATGTTGATGTTACTCATGGTGGAAACGTGGTAATCCGTAGTTCAAACCTTACATCTGGAGCAACTTTTACAAACTCAGTTGATGTAATCCCACAACTTTCTGGAAATGTCAGTGAGTCGATTGTTCCTAATATTGTAAATGGTACTTATCTTCTTAAATTTAGGG